TAATGAAGAAAGCATCGGTATCAGTCAGGAAGTGGTTAACCACTGCCCCTTCTGGGATCATACCCATGTTCTTCATTGCGTTTGCATCGTTGTCCGCAGTGGCTGGACGAAGGTTTGAGTTGAGCACCCGCTCTGCAATGAATTGCAGTTCTTTCGGGATGATCAGCTTTGTGCCACGAACAGCAATTTTCAGACCACGCTCATCAGTCAAGCCAGCAATGTCGATCAGCATTTGCTCAAGAGAAGTCTCGTTGAGGTCTGCTGCAACAGCAAGCTGGTTGCGCTGGTTGCCTGAGAGTGAAGGGTGAGCAGAAGAGCAAAGTGCCGCACCATCGCCAACAGGATTAGCTGTGTTGAACGCGTTGTTCAAGATCGACGCAGCTTTGATCTGTTTTGTCTGAGCCATTGAACGGGCCAGAGCTTTGGTGTAACGAGATGCCAGACGGTCGTACAGGTTGTCCTCGATTGCTTCCTCAGTAATTGAGAAGGCCAGAGCGATTGTCTCATGTGTGTACCGTGCTGTGTAGGTCTCTTGAGCAGCGTCAAAGTTGATGGCAGTGCCTTCGCCTTTAACTGGTGCTGTTGAGAATCCACCGAGCATCACTTCTTCTTCAAATGCACGATCTGATGACTCTTCGTCGAAGATTTCAGAATGCTCATTTTCGTAGCGGTCGTACTCAAGGCCGAACAAGGCATTCAGGCCGGGCTCAAGCTCTTTCGCTAGTTGTGCGCGAGAAATAGCCATTTTCTATCCCCTCCTTAAACGCCCGTTGAAGTCGCAGTAGTCTGCGAGTCAAAACGGCTTGTGTTTGCGTTGTAATGTGCATTCAACCGAACGATCATTGGAATGCCCGCAGCAGTAAAGTCGCGGTTGGCTTCGTCATCCATGATTCCTACAATCCGCAACGGCAAAGTCGCTGTTACGGCAATTGAAGACACGCTAAGTGCACCGTTTGCGCTACCAGTGTCGGTAGAGCCGGTGCGGGCTGATGTGCCCAAAGATGCGTTAGCAAAAACGGCTGCCTGTGCGGTTGCACGGTCAGTCAATGATGCGTCAGAAGCAACTTTGAACAGTTGGTTTGGATTGTCAGCTACAAACGCCTTTACAGGGTAGTTTGTGTCAACGCTGACTGAACCAGAACCCGGCCAGTAGTTGAGCCATACAGGCTTCTTCTGGACTGAGTCGTGGTACTGAATTCCCATCAGGACACCCAATGCTGCTGTTGTGCCGCCGCTTGTCGCGCCAGCATAATCAATCACGCCTGCTGCTGTCGGTGTGACAATAGCATACTGAAAAATCGCATTAGCGTTGGTTGCCGCGATCTCATACTCGGTTACACCGGTAGAGTTTACGCCACTTCCAACTAGCCCGATAGGACGTAGGCCGTAGGCAGTTTCTTGGTTTGCCATTTGATCTTACTCCTAATCAGGGCGACCCTTATCTCTGTGGGCCGCCAAAGGTTACACGAGATTGACGATCAGGTTTATTGATCGTCATACTAGAATGAGCGTTCTCTCTCATCATGTCTGAGTCAACAGCCTGCATCTGGTCGGCACTCCGCTGTGCAAAGTATTCCGTCCTTTCCGCTACTGTTTCCAAAGGAATGCGAGCTAGAACAAGTCCGCCTACTCCGAACACACCTTCGTATTTTCCTGATTCAACTACCGGGGCCTCAAAGTCCGGATACTCGTCCCTACGGACCAGTTCCCAGCCTTCGCGCATCTTAGCGCTGACATTTTTAGTATCGTTGAAACCGCGGGTTTCCGCTCTAATCCAACGATGCTTATATCCATCCGGTGCAGGTGGTGCATCTAACATAGACGGGGGAGCCCACGGCTTACGCCTTGCCGTCTTCTCCCGGGTTTGTGTTGCGCGAGAAGTACGGGTAATGCCCTTCTCTAGGGATCCAATTTGATCTTCAGACATTTCTTACTCCTTCACGTATTTCGCGTATTCTTCAAGCGGCACACCCAATTTCTTCGCTATTGCGACTTGGCTAGGGGTGAGTCTAACCTTTTTCCCACTACTGCGCCCAGAGGTACTGCGGGATACAGAAGCAACCGTCTGAGCGGGCCGTTTACTTCCACCGTTTGCAAGCTTATGGGGAAACTCTGTCGCCATACGCCTGTCAAGTTCATTATAGTACTCATCGGACTGTGGGTCAAACCCTTCATTTTCGACAAGTTTTTTGTGTACGCCAAAAGCGGCATACGTCATAGCTTCATCAGAGCCGAACCACGCGTTTCTCGCTGCCCACTGTTCCGCCTTCGGGTCCGGGCGGCGAGGTTGCTGCTGCGGCATAGGAGTCTGAACCTTCGACTCCTGTTGCGCTCTAACCTGTTGGGCATAGCGCTCTTGTTGCGCTTTAGCTTGTTCCGCGCGATCATTTTCAATCGCGAGTCGCGTGATTTTGCGCTGCGCCTCAACAACACCGGCTGTGTCCCCTATCTCAATAGCGCGGGCAAGCTTTTCTTCTGCCGTCGCCATCTCTGTCTCAACACGAGAACTGTACTCATTGACATAATTGGTGTCCAGAGTATCCATACGCTTTTTCAGTTCAGCGGCCTCCGCCTGCACATTTTGAGCGTACCTAACAGCCTCTTCGCGCTGGCGTTCAGCTTCCCGCATTTTCTTGGTAAGACGATCAATGCGTTTTTGGGTGGCGTTTTCTGCTTTTTCAAAATTGTCGTCAGCTTCAGCGGCAAGCGGAACCTCTTCCTCTTCGCCACCAGAAAACTCTACTTCGGTATCCTGATCAGACTCCAGTTCCAATTCAATCTGGTCGTCGTCTTTAAATTGCTCTTTTGCCATTGTTCACTCCTAGAAATGCAAAATATCTTCAGGTTCTTGGATTTTGGCTAGGATTTCGTCGTCGTTAAGAATACGAACCTCCCCGCCATCTATTTTGAAACGGGAACCAGCATACCGGGCAAACATTACCCAATCTCCCTGCTCGCACCACGGTCCCACCGGAAACTTTTCCGGGTCCTTATATGCTAGCGCACCTACTTTTAGTACGTAGCCAACCTGTGTAGAAACAGTCTGTTCTTCTACAACTTTATCCGGCAGGTAAATCCCACCGTCAGTTTTACCCTTGCCCCGATACGGGAGGATAAGTAGACGCCAGCCTGTCGGATTTGGCATTCTTTCAAGAAGTGAACCCCCTATAGCAGCGGGGTCTAGCACCTTATCGGTGACATCCTTGTATGCAGAGGCGAGGTTTGCAACACCTTCTCCAACCGCTTCAAGGTCAAGTTTTTTTGCTTCAGCCATTGCTTCGCTCCTGTTTTTCTAGCAGGCCCTTGAGTTCCTGTTCCACGTGATCCAGAGATTTTAAATTCCCCATGAGCTCACGATACTGCTCGATGTTCTTGACATTGTCATAAATTAACAAGTCTTGAACTGCCTGTCTCCGCTCCCGGATAATCCGGAACACGGCCTCGGCAAAATATATTTCGTCCACTCGTATACCTCCGCATTAAATCTGATATGTTTTTATACCATGTCTAAAGCAAAGTCACGAGTTTCTTTTGTGCGTCTTAACCAACCTTTTCCAAAAGTTTCAAACGTAGACAAGTTCCGGTAGAACTCCTCACGGTATCCCGTAATAGACTCGATTAATCCCGCGGGGTCATACTCTTTAACCGCCTCTAAGGTCATCGGGCCGATAACCCCGTCCTGCGATACCATAACCGCCTTCTGCAACGCCTTTGCCGCGCGGCCCGGACCGCTGTTCACGGCCCAGTCAAAAACACAAAAATCCAGCCCCGACGGAAGCTGGTCGCCTTTAACCTTGTCCCAGTAATCTTTTTTGTAAATTAGCTGAATATGGTCTTCCGGGATGTTTTTTAGCTCGTTTACGTCTTCCAGCGGACGGCCAAGGAAATCGGCATATGTCTTGTGTGTTATGCCCTTGTTGGTTGCCCCTCCGGGGTCGCTAGGATGATCCACAAAACCACCTTCGTGGTGTAGCACCATCTCAAGGCTTTTGAAAAAGTTTGCTTCCATTACTTTGTTAACCCTTTGGCTTTTTCAAAGCTACGCATTCCTCCGAGCCCGAGCATACCCAGTAAGACAGTCATCAAGCTGTCCATATCGAACTGAGGGTAGGCTACTGGCTCAACGCCCATGTAGGCCGTTACTACATCCATAGTAGGAAAGACTAAAAAGTGAGCAAATAAGGCCAGACTACAGCACCAGCCAACACTCGGCCTCCAGCCCGCCACAAACAAGTTCCGTGACTTGGCTTCTTCAGCATTGATAGCCAACTGCCCCTTGGCAAGTTCCTGCGCGTGGCGCTCTGCCATCGTGGCGATCTCATGCGCCAACTTGTTCTTCTGGTCTTTGTCTTCAACGAATTTACCGATTAGCTCGGTAGCTGGTCCAATAAGTGCCTGAATCATGCTGTTAACTTTCCTTTTGGTAACGCCCGACATTGCCAAGATACCGGTTTGTATCCTTGCATGTGTTTATGAACTGCGCGAGACATTTCATAGGCTCGTTTCTCGCACCGCTCATATGTGCTATAGGGCCCCCACTGGTCTTCTAACTGGTAACATTGTTCCATATTAAAAACAAGACACGCAAGAACAACCGCCTGATACATTATTTAGCCACGGGCTTGTGCTCGTGCCCCATCCATATACCAAAAACGCCCGTCATAACGCCCATAACCACTGAAACAAAAGCACTCTGCGCCCCCGTCGGTGCGTCTAACGCCATAAACCACTCGGCACAGCGCCAACTCATTACCGTGCTTGCCAGCATCATAAAACGAGGCAGTATCTTCCATTCTAAAAATTTATCTACCGTCATAGTACCACCGCAAATAAAAATATAAAAAACCCTATCGCGATAACAATTACCGAAGTTACAAGCACGACCTGCTTCATAGTTTCTTCAAACTCTTTTGCCTCGGCCAGCTTTTTACGACGTTCTACCGCAGCGGCCTCTTTAGCCGCCTGTATTCTGCGAGCCCGCTCATCTACTATACTTTGCCACGTTCCGGGGCCAAAACGTAAATCAATCAGGTTACGCATTTCCTGCATCTTTTCTTGAGCCAGTTTTGCATCTATGACTTCAGACGCAATATTAGATACCCCGAACTGGTCTCCAATCCCGGGGTACGCACTCTTAGCTCTTTTCTGCTGGACCTGCTTTTCACCTTCAAAAAGCTGGTCAACGTAACCCGCTATTTCGCCAACGTCCTTGGCCGTGTTAATGGCTGATTTAATCCCATCAACCGCGGATTTGACCAGTGCTATACCAGCCAGTGTTTCTGCTATCATTTCGCCCCCAAGCTAAACTAATGAGTATCTAGTCTCCCCGTTGTTTAAGCATCTCCCGTTCCATAGCAGATTGAATACGCTTGTCCGTCTGGCGCTCTTGACTTGCCATACGCTGTTGGAACTGATCCGCCCGCATCCGCTGGCCTGCCGCTTCCATATTAAGCTTGGCCTGATCGACCTGCATGTCGTTCTGCTCTGCCTGCGCCTTGATCTGTAGTTCCTGCTCTTTAAGCTGAACCAACGGATCAGGGCCTTGGCCGGAGACTTGCGCTGACATCTGCTGAACCATCTGCATACCCTGCGCCACGAACTGCGCGGTAAGCCCCTCGATTGCAAGCATCTCTTCCTCAGTGGCCGCTTCGCCGCCCGCGGCCTGACGGCTCTGGATAAACTGTACCGCCGCCTGCTCTCTTGCGGCTACCTTAACGTGCTCCATGACGTGCTTTTGAAGCTCCATCGCCAAAGCTGGCATAGAGCCAACCATCGGAGATGCGCCAAAAATCAAGTGCGCCATAATGTGAGACTGATGCTCCTGACCCTCAAACACTTTCAGAGGCACCATGTCCATCACGTCGATGTTTTCCTGCGCCGGGTCTTTAGGTGTTGGCTCTTCTTCCACAGCCCGCTTCATAATACGGTCCGTGTCGCGTACACCAAGGGCATCGTACATGTCCCGATACACTTCATACATGTTGTGTAATTCAGGAGCGGCACCCGCTAGCTGTAGCTTAGTCTGTGCCAAAGCAATACGCTGCGCCTGACTAAACACGTTAGGGTCGGACACCGGAATGATATCTACCCGATCGTCAAAGTCAGAAGCTTTAACTGACGCATCTTCGCCTTCAATTGTATATGGGTATTCTTCTGGTAAACTTTCACCCATCACGCGGGCCAAAAGTTTAAATTCTATCCGCATTGCGTAGTGCAACCGCTTATGCACCGCGCTCATCACGCGTGAGCCTTGCTCCAGCATCGCGATAGTCGTTCCAACCGCCGCTTGCTGGTTACCGTCTCCCACCTTCATGTCTGTAATTGTGGCAAAACGCTGTCCCGCATCCACAACAAAGCCCAAAAGCTGGAACAGTGTCTGATCTGGGCCTTTAAATGGCAGCGGCATAAGGCTGTCACGAATAGCCCCTCCGGGAGCGTCCACATCGCGGAACTCTCCGGGCTGAAGCGGATCATCGTCGTCCCGGATACGCAATCCACGGGCTTTGAAACCCGCTGGGAGATTAGATAACGTACCTGCGTCGATCAACTGCCTCAGTGCCGCTGTGGCGGTCCGTGACAAACCGCCAATCGTATGAATAAGCCCTAAACCGTAAAAACCAAAGCCCGGAAGGAACTTATAGTGTACGAAATACTGAATTTTACGCTTTAATTCGTCATCTTCGCGGTAATTACGGCGAATAGACAGCACTTGGCCGTTGTCCTGACTCAGTGTGACAACATATGGTATCTTAATACCCGTCGGCTCGCCGTCCTCATCGAGGTCTTCGTAGCCTTCTAGGTCTAAATCCACGTGACATTCTAAAATTGTGCAGTCGTAGTCGATCTGTGAGCGGCTTGTGCCGTCAATACGGTCGATTTCACTGGTAATCTGGTCGGATTCCTCTTGGGCCGGGATCACCGGTATGTCCAAATAGAAGCCCGCAACCTGTTTTTTACGCAAATCGTTAAGAGACATCCTCAAAACTTGCGTAATGTTGGGGCAAGTCTCCAAATCAGAGGTCTCATACGGTACAACAAGGTTTTCCGCCGGTATAAACTTAGCTACCGCACGTCCCAAGGTCTCGTCATAGTATACTTTTTTGAATGTAGACCCCGCCAAAGGCAGATAAAACAGCATTTGGTCAAGTTCCGGGGTGTATTCTTCCATCACATCCGTGATGTAATAGTTCATAAACTGCTTTACGCGCTGAGACTGCCGCTGTTTGTCGTTTGTTTCGCTTCCCATGATAGAAGTACGCACGGGCCCGGACGCTGGCAACAACTCATTGAACGCCTGCGCTTGAAACTGCGTAGCCGCCTCGGCAAGCAACGGGTGCGTAACCCCAGAAGCCCCTCTGAACGGCTGCGTCCTTTCCTCGTAGTTGAACCCGAGAAGATCAAGACCGTTTGCATAAGCATCTTCCCACTCCTGTCGGCTTGCTTTGTTTGCATCAAACTCATGTAAAAGCTCGCCAGCAATCCTAGATAGCTCGCGATCAGGCATCTCTTCTGCCAAGTTGGCGTAAAAGTCATCGCTTTCACCG